TGGGCAAAGAAACTGTATGACAGTTTGTTCTCAGCAGATATCCAAGCGAAGATGAATGCTTTGCCTACTGGATTCTTTGAGAAGATTGAAAGCCTAGACATTACAGGGTTCAAGAATGCACCCGAAGATGTATGGCAGACAGCACATACCAAGGTGGACACATGGAAACGTGTAAACCTACGTCTGCAACTACCAAGTCCATTACCATTCCCACCAAAGAATGAGTGGCAAAAGGCAGGGGATAGTGGGTACTACATGGACTACTCAAGGTGTGAGATTGATTTCCACAACGAGAAGTTTGATTGGTTACATGAACCATTCAAGAAGTATACCCAAGGTATCTTCAATGCAGAAGCTAAGAAGGATGAGTTTGTAGCAGGGGTCAAGTCTATTGTGGCCACCTATACAACACTAGCACCTGCGTTGAAAGCATGGCAACCATTGTGGGATTTACTACCCGATGATGCCAAGGAACGTCATAAGAAAATTACTGAGAAGCCTAAGCCAAAGACAGCAGAAGATATTGGTGTAGACCTAAGCAGTATGACGGCTCAAGTAACATTCAATAAACTAACAAGAAAGTAGAGGTAACTATGGAAGAATCAACATATGTATTTGGAAAGAAACAACTCATTGAGTACATCAAAGAACAGATGGAGAATGAGAGACGATATATGTCTTATGCAGATGGTGACAATGGTGGTCGTAGGCTAGAAACCTATGACCATTTTGCCAAGGAGTTTGCAAGGTGTCGTAACAAATCAAAGGGTCGTAAGATATCGGCAAGCTTCAGACTGTTTCAGACAGTACAACAAGATGTCGTGTGTTATGATGTCCATGTTGAAGGGTACGGCAGTCAAGCTTTAATGCGTATAACACCTGACAACGTAGTGGAGTTTGTTGCACCACCATCCGTGGTATGGCAACACTCACAATCTATCGTGTCATCATCGTATCGTTGGATGCCATTCATGTTTGAACGACACAAGAAAGGTCTGTATCGGGTACAACATACTGGTAATCATGCAGAGAGAATGAGAATCAAACTAGAGGCTTGGTTCAATAACCAACTAGCGAAAGCTGAAATGCTGTCTGACAATGTAGGTGAATCTATATGCGATGACTTCAAGTCTCAATGCTATATGTCAACATGGAATGTACAGAGCAGGATAATGAAGGAGTCACCTGCATACTTCCAAGGTCTGAAGTTCAACATCATTAATGGTGAGTGTCTCAATCGTAGACCCGATGACAAGTTCGTTGAGAAAGCTGACGAGCGTAAGGTATGGCGACAAGCACTAGCCAAGTTCAAGCGTGGTATCAAAGCAAGGGCAAAGGTTCGTGCCTTTGATCCACTGATTGAGAAAGTGTGGGCAGAGAGACAAGGGCAAAGTAACTACCATTGGAAGCAACCCGATTGGTCTAGCCAACCTTGGCTTGACTTGCTTGAGAAATCAATACGAGACAACGAGTTCTCAAAAGAATTGTTGGTTGGTTTCTGTTCTACACCACCGAGTGGGTACTACCAACAGTCCAAACCTACAAGCAAGGAGGTGTTTGATGGTGTCCACAAGATACTGACAGACATGTCGGTTGAATTGCGTAGACGATTCAATGTCTTTGAGAAAGAAGGGCATGATGAGAAGCGTGAAGAAAAATATAAGTATAGTTATTATGGAGATAAAAACTTAACAATAGAGGAGGCAAGAAACATATGACAGTAATTGCATGGGATGGAAAGACCCTTGCTACTGACAGAATGGCTAATGATGGCTCTCAGAAATGGGAGTCATCAAAGGCTTGGTATGGCATGAGTGAGGATAAAGAAGTAGCAATCATTACAGGTGTTGGACTAGCACATTACATCAGACAACTATCGGAATGGTATCAACAAGGTATGCCCGATATAATGCCCGATGTACCACCTAGCCAAGCAAAGCTAATCGTTGTGAAGAAAGACGGACTGTATGAATTATCGTACAAGATGTTGCTACCATATGATGCACCATATTGTGCGTTCGGAGATGGGAAGGAGATAGCACTTGGTGCGTTAGCAATGGGTGCTACGGCAGGTCAAGCTGTAAACATTTGTAACGAACACTCTTTACAATGTGGTAAAGGTGTGGAATTATTCACTTTACATGGAGGTAACGATGAGCAGAAAGAATGCTAAGTATAAACGTAGTAACATACTACAGTTAGCAGACAAACTAACATCATCAGATAGAGAAGTAGAACATGGTGATGCTAGTAAAAACTTTGAGATGGTAGCAGATTTGTGGAGTACATACTTGGGGGTGGATATCTTCCCCCATGAAGTACCCATGATGATGGTATTGTACAAGATTGCTAGGACTACTGAGAATCCTACCAATGTAGATAACTATGTGGACACATGTGGCTATGGTGCATTGGCAGGAGAACAAGTTCCCACAATCAATGAGGTTAAAGAACCTAGGTTTACTAGGAGGGTTAGATGAGAGTAATCACGATTGACTTTGAAACATACTATAGTCGTGAGTATTCCCTATCCAAGATGACAACTGAAGCCTACGTTAGAGACCCTCGCTTTGAGGTGATTGGTGTGGGTGTAAAGGTAGATGATAACCCACCCGATTGGTATAGTGGGGAGGATGTCGGCAGGTTTCTGAACTCACTAGACTATTCAGAAGATGCTATCCTTGCACACAATACTGTGTTCGATGGTGCTATACTATCTTGGTTGTATGGTATCAAGCCTAGGTTTTGGTTTGATACTTTGTCTATGGCTAGACCCTTCCACCACTCTACTGTGGGGGGTTCTCTCAAGGCACTAGCAAACTTCTATAACCTTGGTCAAAAAGGGGATGAAGTTATACAAGGTTTAGGTAAAAAACGCAATGACTTCTCACCACAAGAACTTGACAAGTATGCTGACTACTGTTTGCAGGATGTAAACTTAACATACAAACTGTATGAAAAGCTAAGACAGAAAGTACCTGTGTCTGAACTTATGATTATAGACCAAACAATCCGTATGTATACTGAGCCTACTATTCAATTAGACAGGCAGGTTCTATCTGACCATCTACAAAAGGTTAAAGATGACAAGCGACAACTGATTGAATCACTAGCACTTAAAGGTATTAGTGAGGACAGAGTTAAGAAGGCTCTTATGTCTAATCAAATCTTTGCAAAGATACTAGAAACTGTTGGTGTAGAACCACCGATGAAGACTAGCCTACGCACTGGTAAAGAAACCTATGCGTTTGCAAAGACAGACAAAGAGTTTACTGCTTTGCTCGACCATCCTAACTCAAAGGTTCAGACTCTAGTGGCGGCAAGACTTGGTACGAAGTCTACCATCGAAGAGACTAGGACTGAAAACCTTATGAAGGTGGCAGACAGGGGGGCATTACCTATTATGCTTAACTATTATGGCGCACATACAGGTAGGTTTAGTGGTGGTGATAAGTTAAACTTACAGAACCTACCAAGGAATGGTGCGATTCGTAAGGCTATTACTGTACCCGAAGGTGATGCGATGGTTGCTTGTGATTCGTCACAGATAGAGGCCCGTATGGTTGCGTATATCGCAGGACAAGATGATCTTGTGCAAGCGTTCCGTGAGGGGCGTGATGTATACAGTGAGTTTGCATCTGAAGTCTATGGCAAGAAGGTCACAAAAGATGATAAGATACAAAGGTTCGTAGGTAAAACTTGTATTCTTGGACTCGGGTATGGCATGGGTCATGTAAAGTTTAGAGCCACTCTCGCTCTTGGGCAAGGTGGTATCGCTGTGGATATAGATGAGAACGAAGCCAAACGTATTGTAAACTTATACCGACAAAAGAACCATAAGATAGTATCACTATGGCATAGCTGTGGTCATGCTCTTACTGGTATGGTGTCGGGTGCATCGGGTAACATATGTGAACTACTACCTTATGATAAGGATGGTATAACTTTACCCAATGGGCTGAAGATAAAATACCATGCGTTGCGTAATACGGCTGATGGTTTCGAATATATATCTGACGCTAGGACTTTCCGTAAACTTACACAGAAAAGACTACTGACTGGTGAACAGCAGAAGATTGACTGGACTAGGATTTACGGAGGTAAAGTTACAGAGAATGTGGTACAGGCTTTGGCTAGGATTGTAGTCGCAGAACAGATGGCATCAATCGGACAGTCATATCATGTTGCTTTTCAAGTACATGATGAAGTGATTATCACTACCCGGGAACATGACACAGCACACGCACAACAACTTGTTGAGAGGAAAATGTCCACACCACCCCGCTGGGCGAAGGACTTGCCTGTTGCATGTGAGTCGGGTGTAGGTTATAATTATGGAGAAGCTAAATGATAAACGAAGATGATTTGCCTAACGAATTTAAGGCACACAACGATAAGAAACAAAGAATACTTGAGATACTTAGTAAGGTATCTGATGCTGTAAAGGAGAACCCTACGGCAGAGGAACTACTTGTCATGGTAAAGTTAGACGGAGAGTATGTAAGGTTCTCTAGTTTATTAGAGAGTAGCACAGAAACCATAGCTATACTTGAGATGCTCAAGCATGACATAATTAGGAGAATGTCTACATGACGTTATCACATTCATTCTCATCTATTAAAATGTATGAGAACTGCCCTAGGAGATACTACCATCAGAGGGTAACTAAAGAAGTAAAGGACACAGGTAGTGATGCCACTATCTATGGTGAACGAGTACACGAAGCACTTGAACATCGGCTAGGTAAACAGGTGGCATTACCTACTGAGTCCGAAGCCTATGAACCTCTATGTAAAAGCATAGAGGATATGGGTGGAACTTTACAGGTAGAGCAGAAGCTAACACTAACTGAAAACCTTACACCAACAACTTGGTGGGAGAAGGACGCTTGGCTACGATCCATACTTGACGTTTTGATTTTGTTTGATGACAACGCAATCGTTATAGATTGGAAGACAGGTAAACGTAGACCCGACTTTGCACAGCTAGAGATGTTTGCGTTGCAAGTATTTCAACACTTCCCAAGTGTAAAGAAAGTCCAGTCAACTTTTGTATGGCTGAAGGATATGGCACTAGACTCTCATATATATCCTAGAGTAGAAACGGATGACATGTGGGTAAAGTTACTAAGCAAAACAGAACGTATAAACCAGTCACTTATAAATAATAAATGGCCACCAAAGCCTAGTGGTTTATGTAGGTTTTGCCCTGCAAAAAATATTTGTGAATATTCAACTTGACATCTATGTAAAGATAATTATATTATGAGTAATACCCCCGAGGGAAAAATTAAACGTTGGTTAGATAAGTCACTCAAAGAACTTAACGTTTGGTTTTATAGTCCACAGAGTGGGCCTTTCGGTAAAGCAGGTATACCCGATAGGGTAGCCATAGTTAGGGGTAGATTTGTAGGTATAGAATGCAAGGCTGATAAGAGTAAGAAGCCGACTGCATTGCAAACCAAAACGATGAAGGAGATAGAGATGCAAGGTGGCAAATGTTTTTTAGTTTACGATAAAGAAACTATACAAGAAGTTATTACTTATATTAAGGGCGAACAATGATTGTTATTGAACAAGCAAAGGCTCTTGCTATTAAGCCAAAGCATCCTAATCAGATATTAAAAACCATACCTACAGCTCGCATGCTAAAGTATGACGGAGCAGAACTTGTTGTAGCACCACACAAACTAGACGAAGTTAAGGTACTACGGAACTTAGGGTTCGAAGCACCATCACCAATCCTACATTATTATAATTGGGAAGGTAGGTTCACACCTTACGAACACCAACGTATGACTTCTGCTTTCCTTACAATGCACAGAAAGGCATTGGTACTTAATGAGATAGGAACTGGTAAAACACAGTCAGCATTGTGGGCATCAGATTATCTTATGGAGATAGGAGAAGTTAAGAAGGTTCTGATTATATCACCACTGTCTACACTTGAGAGGGTATGGGGTGATGGTATCTTTATGAACTTCCCTAATCGTACATCAGTAACTTTGCATGGAACAAGTGCAAGGAGAAAGAAGCTACTCAAAGCAGAAGCAGACTTCTATATTATAAACCATGATGGTTTCAATATTATATCCGATGATGCGGTCAACATGTTTGACCTTGTTATTGTAGATGAAGCCGCTGTTCTCAGAAACCCATCGACAAACAGATTCAAGACGCTCAGGAAGTTTATGGACAAACATCC